GAATAGCTCAGTCGGTCGAAGGTTCACGATAAAGCGAACGGCATCGAGTGCCTGTATTTTGAACCATACTACCAACCTATTCATGTTAGTTTCTCCTACGCGATTTCGGACGGCCACCAACGATAAGTGGATATTGCACGTTGTTATCATCCACGATCGACTGATTAAAGTCAACCTTCACCTCTTGCATTTCTTCAGACGTACAAGGGTGGATGTTGATAACAACGGGGTTGCCGTTCAATGAGAAAGGCTGCGATGGTGTCGGAGTGTTACGTCCGAAGTATTCCATTGCTCCGTTGGTCAATAGATAAAAGTCCTCTTCATTTTGTAGTCTTATCGTTGCCATTTTCTTGGGTTTTGTTTAATTGCGTTATGAATTTGTCGATGCGCTTTTCGGTCTCGACTTCTTTTTTTGTCTTGTAATATTTCGGTCGATTGCTCATGGTAGCCACTCCTCATATTTACCATAAGGCGGGTTCTCGGCCTGTTGATGAAAGATACCCCTTGCCCTGCGATTGCCGCTTATTTCCATCACCGTACCCTGTGAACCTATTTTGATAGGTGAACGGTCGGGCCTTACGTTTGTGTTGTATTCGGGAAATGATGCAAGGTTATAACGTATGTAGTCGATCATGCGCTGCGTGTAATATTCCGCATTTACCCTAAACCCATCACGAACGGTTTTTAATTCCGCATCACTTGGGCGGGTGCTATCTTCGGAGGTACGTACCACTAAGGTCGCATTGTCGATCTTTACATTAAGGTTTGGGTGTGCTTCATACAAAGTCCACCACATCAAAGCCTTTCTTACGTAGTTGTCTAGTAAGTTGGCATAAGCCCCCGTAATGGTTCCCGCTTGGCTATCGGTTTTGAGTTTCTGAATAAGGTCAGTCCCTAAATAACTCTCGATGTATTTATCCTGTGAGGTGATTACATGAGGCTCTAAGAACTTCCAATCCACCGAACCATTGATGGGTGAGAACTTCTTGACGTAGTCCTCAAATATGAGTAATATTTGTGCGGTTATTGCCATCTTAGTTCAATTTTCCTCTGCTTGGTGTATCGATCGGTGCAATGCTTTCAGGGCCTTTCTGTGGCACGTAAGGTACATTGCCTACTCTCTTATCATTTTCAAGCCCTTTGTTGGGCAGGAACTTTCCGTTGTCCCCACGCTTACGGAAATAGATTTGTCGCTTCCATTTGTGGTGACAATATACCCCGCCTTTCCATTCAAAGATGTCATACTTGCTACTGCCTTTCGGTGCAAATTGACTATTAACACCAATGGATGACATGAAGGCGATATCCTCAAAGCGGTAAACAGTACCCGCAGAACTATCGCCCATCATTTGACGACAGAATGAACGGCTGTCGGGCCTTATATTACCGTCATACTTGTATCTGAGTTTGTATAAACCGCTATCGCCCCAATCGCTTTTCTCTTCCGGTGTCGCGTATTCTGAAAAGAACTTCAATGACTGCATTTTCGACATCTTCACGTTGTTCATCCAATCGTGCTCATGCACTGAGTTCCCCGCGTCTTCTTCGCTGACAAGTTCCCACACATCGGTGTCAATAACTTCGCCAACTTGTTTAAGATGCTCAGTCCAAAAGTTGGCGTCCTCGTCCGTCATTTCGACACTTACGCCCGTTTCTTTAGACAGGAATACAGGCACGTTAGGCATAATATCAACCGCCACGCCTTCGACTATTAGAATAGCCTTTTCGATCAGTTGTTGAAACGGTTGTATAACAAGTCCGTCAAAGATTTGAAGGGCCGTTTTCATTTCGTCCGTATTGCTACCTAAACCACCACCATCGCGGAAACCAAAGAGAAGGGGCGAAGTGATACGGTGGCCTCGCATGATTTTCTTTTCTGCAAGGTCGATCAGTAGTGAATACTGTTTGTCCGCGTCGGTAACGGGAATAGGGGTGTACTTCGGTGCGTTGTCGATTCCTGCGCTTACAGGCTCGTTGAAGTTAAAAATAATTCTACCCGCATTTTCATTGCCTTGCAGACTTTCAAAATCCTTTCGCGTTTGCGCCCTTGCTTCAGGCCCCGGATCTCCATTGAAAAGGTCAATCACAAATGAAGGAAAGAAACCATTTGCAAGTTGGTTGTTGTGATATTCCATAATCCGGATATCCATTTCGATAGCATCCAAAGCACCCGCATAATCGGGATCGGGAAAATAGGAACTACCTGGTGAAAAGTGATACATCGGTAAAATGTATCGTGCAAATTCAAGCGGTTGCCCTTGCTTAAATATCGGTATCGCTTCGGGCTTTACTCTTCTAATGTCTTTTTCAAGCCAAGTCGGATGATAATAATAGCACTCAATTTCTCCGTTCTCGTTTTTCTTCGCTGGTCTGATTGTTTCAAAGGGCAAACATGAAACGGTGGCCACTTCATCCATTGCCGTGTTTGGAATGATCTGAAGGAAAAAACCACCTTGCAACTTCAAATCAAATGCCATGCGCTTGATCGTGTCGGCATCGAATAAATTTGATTCAAAAGGCTTGCCCGCGATCATTGAAGCTATCGAGGTAGTGATTGCTTTGTGATCTGCCGAGCGTCCGAAAAGGCTAATAAGGTACTGCGGGTATTGATTATCCTCACCATAAGGCATCCACTTGGTGCGGGTATCGTAATTGATGGCCCTACTCTTTGGCTTGTACACAGCCATCGAAACCTTTTGACTTTGGTTTGTCTTTGGGGTTATTTCTTCGTTAGGCTGTGACATTATCGGGGAGGGTTACTGTCGGGGTGTTTATGTAAGTCGCTGTGTCGGGTACAATAATGCGGCCTCTGTGTGTTATGCCTTTTACCGCTATATTTAACGGGTTTAAGTTCGTGGATGAATTTTGACCGTAAATGTAATATTCGTACGTACCCGATTCCAATAGCTCAATGGATGAGTTTTCCCCATCATCAGCATTGGTTGAAATAGTTACTTGGGTATAGCGGTCATTTTCAAGAACCACATCTAGGACCAAAGCAAAATCCTCACCCGTCTGTTGCCGAGTGAGGATCATTAAATAATGCGTGTATGTGTCAAGAAAGGTGCGTGCCTCGTTTAAGGACAAGTACAAAGTTTGATTTGCGGTATTTGCAACGAGGTATTCCACACCTTAGTAAGCAGGGTTAATCGTGATTGCAAAAGCTGCGTTATCAAATGGGTTCGTGGTGTATGCCTCAAGCTCACGTGGTAAAGATGTTTCTTCACCGCTTAAAACGATATTGAAACCGTTGAAATCCGAAAGGGCTGCACCTGTGTTCAAGTCACCACCTGATAACATCAACCCGTATTCACGTCCACACATATGGATTTTATCATTTGCATCACGGACAAATACCACAAGTCGGTTTTTTGCGATTAGCTCAAACTCCCTTCTAAATACGTTAGTGATTGCATCGCGGTTAAATGTAACAGTGGTTGTGTAGGTTACACTTCCGTTTTCATTTGGGTTGGCTGTTGCCACAAGTGAAGCTGTGTTTTTCTTGCAAACGAAACGCATAAGGGTAGCCGTTGGCAAATCTTCAACTAATCCGGTTGTGCTATCATATACCACACCCGTCAAGAAGTCCTCCCATTGTTGGATGAATACTTCTTTTACACTACCATAAGTTTCGCGGCAATCTAGTTCGTAACCGCTTAGTAATTCACAAGCCATGTTGTTTATGTTTTATGAAAAAGGCGAGCGTTTATGACACTCGCCCCTTTTCAGATTATTATTTTATGATCCTTATGCCGGACGGTAGATTTTGATTCCATCAGCGAAGCCGTAGTTTACCGAGCTTGAAAATTTCGCACTGAAGCGGTACTCATCATCAAGTGTAATATCACCCATGTACTTCGCGATCACCTCGTTTTGGTCATTCACTAGGTCAGTACCAAAGTGAAGATTTGAAACGCATGAAGTGAAAATCATATTCTCTGGGAAGTATGAACATTTCACGATCGGGATACCCTTGTAAACAAGGTTGTTCTGCTGCTCGTAGTTCACGCCTTGTCCGGTTGCAACTGCAAGGGAAGCATCCACATAAGCATCTGCAATGTGAATCGGCACGTATATACGGAAGTCTGCTGCGGTGCGATCTTGCTCACGTGACACTCTGAACGCATTTGCCATGTATGTCAACACGTTTGAAGCGTTGATAAATTGAATACGAGTTGTACCGCCTGTGGTGATGGTAAGACCCGTAGTCACCGCATCAATAACGATGGTTGTGGCTGTTGTCGAAAGGACTGTGAAAGTCAAAAGGTTTAAGGTCGCTGCATCAGCACCGGTAAACAATTTGCAATACACTTTATCACCTACGTTCACAGTTGTCGCTGAAGCAACGGTCAAAGTTGTTGTCGCTCCAACGGAAACTGCTGTCGGTGTCAATTCGCCTGTGGTTGTTGCGTACTTGGTCACACCTGAATCGGCAATGGCAAGGGTTGTCAAACCATTGTGCCATTTGCGGATAGTGTTACCTGTTAGGGCCGTG